GATCTCTAGCTCTTTGAACTGCTCATCAGAAAGAAGGCCGATGACATCACGCCCCTCAAACCAAATCTCTCTAATGGATTCGTTATAGGTTGAGTCTTGGTCTTGCTCGTATTCGTAAACGACTGTTACGACTTCGCTACCTGCACCTACTGTTGTGTCAAATTCCCATGTGTTCATAATTAACTCCTGTTTAAAATTAAATCTTACCTAATTGTTTGTGTAATACCATAGGGACTTACCCTAATGTCTGAATCATTCTTAATGCGGCTTCTGAGTTGTCAATCCTCGCTAAAGTACCACCAGCCCAATTCTCAAAAAAGTCTGTTTGTAGCTTGGTAAACTTCTTTTTAGAGTTTGTTTTAATCTCTACCAAAAAGGTGTGACCCTTGTATCCAACGAGCAGATCAACTGGCAAACCAATAATCCAGACGTAAGCGCCAGCAGCCCTTAGTGCAGATACAATTTGCTCTTGGTTGGCATCAACTCTGGCGGCATATCTCATAAAAGAGTCCCATCTTTGATTCGGTTCATATATTCCCTTATCCTGTCTCTAGCACCTATGCCATAGATTCTTTCGGCTCTCTCAAGCCTAGCCCGAATGAGATCACGATTTTTACTTCCTTCCCAATTGCGATAGAGTTCCCTAGCTTCTGCTTGCTCTAGGATTACTCTATCGCTTGGGCCTTCAATATTACGTCTGCTCCAAGTCACCAGTTAGCTCCAATGCAATATTGATAAGACGTACGGGATATGGTACGCCTTCCTTAACTCTGTCTAGCAGTCTCATGGCTTCAAAGTAGTTCAAACTTGCCCCCATATTCTGCCCAACGAACTGCTTTGTTTGCCAAAAATAACGCCTCTGCACAAGTTAGTTTAGATGAACGAACATAAATTTCGTCATCTCTATAACCAATAATGATTACGTCTGTTAGATCACCTTCTTCGGCATCTACCAACGCAGAAGCAAGAGCCTGTTCTGCTGTCATATTTGTGCTTGGCGGCAATCGTAATAAGTTACTCATATTTTTTCCTTCATATCCCACCAAGCATCAACTGCTTTTTTAACACTATCTCTGTCTAATCCTTTTTCCCAAAGATATTTCATAATTAATGCAATTTGCAATGTTTCGTATGTGGTCATGCACTTTTCCTTAACTGAGCCATCTTTGCTAAAACTTCTAGCGGAATAGGAACTGCTTTTTTCGCATCTTCTGCAATCTTCAGCAAAGCAGGGTCAGGCTCATTACTTGGCGCAACAGTGAGCCTTACTTTGTCGGCAGGGTTTGGCTTAACAATCCATTCTGCTTTCAAACCTTGGCTGCTACGATTGCACCATTCAATCAAGAACTGTTCTAATGTCCAACCTAGTTTTTTGGCTTCAACTATTGCTCCATCAAGAACTGTTTTAGTAATCGGGGCTTTCTTGCTCTTACGCAAAGTAACCCAATCATCCCAAACTTGCTGAGAAACATCTAAAGGACAAGCAACGATAGTTGCGCTATCTTTCTTTTTAGAAGGTGAAGATGTAGATGAAGATGAAGGGGTTGATTTTTGTTTATCCTCTTGGATAACCTTATGGTTAACCTTCAAGTTAGGATTGCCACCCAATTTACCACCTTCTGAACGCTTTTGTCTTAATTCTTCATCACGAATCATGCGTCTTGAAAATATTGCACCATTGTCAACATCATAGACACCAGACTCTTGAAGTTCGTGCAACCAACCCTGAACAACCTCTAATGGTTCACCAACCATACGAGCAAGGTTTGATGGAAGGATAACCTTGTCAGCAACCTTTAAATATCCATAAGGCGAACCTTCGTGCATAAAGCAAATCATGTCGATCCACAATCCTCTAGCACCTGTTGAGCATGAACGCAATGCAGTGTCACGCAACCAATCACTTGGGTAAAATTGAAAAGATGGACGTTTCATTTGCCCACCTCATCTAGCCACTTCCAATAATCATTAGTTAACTCTTGACCTTTAAGGAACAAAAATTTATGTAACTGGAATTCAGGCTTTAAATTCATGCCAACAAATCCACCAACTAAGTATGAAATTTCTTCTTTGTTGTATGGGCCATCAATTGGCAATCTAGACATTACCTCAAAAAATAAATCAACTTCTTTTTGATGTTCATTTTTATGGCAACTCCAACACAATACTGTGTATTGTTTTAATGTGTAATCCCAAGGCTCTTTGCCTTTCGCATACATTTTGTGATGAACATGAAGTGTTGATTCGTTGTCGCCACATAACTGGCAAGTAAAATCATTATGTTCAAGAACCTCAAGACGTTTTTTCTGCCATAGAGGGTGTAATAGCTTTTCAGCATAAGTAGTTTTTTTGTGCATGGCACTTCTCCGCAAATCTCCCAGAAAGAAACTGCGGCAGGAGGGGAGTTCTCTCTTCGGTGGGGTAGCTACCCCCCACCTAGCCGTGTTTCAAAACATTGTATCAAATAAATTGATTGTTGGTAATTTCGTTTGTTGGTTGTCTTCCAAACAATCTGACAGCTTGGGAGTTCATAGAAGCATATTCAGCTTTAGTGAAGATGCCTTTAGCGTTCCTGATGTCAAACGGGTTTAGTCGGCAACGTGGCTCATCCTTGATAACTTCTTGAGCCTGAATCATGTGTGGCGCTAAAGTGTACTGAGAAACCCATGAACGGCCCATCTTAACTTTTTCAATTGTTATTTTCTTCTTGTAGCGCATTTTTGTGCAACAAGCTGCAATAGATAGTCTAGGTATGCCAGTCAAGTCCTCCAATTGGTAGGATGTTAGCGGTCCATTTTGCAGACATCTGATAACGGCTTCTTGGGTCATTTGTAAAGGTTCTCCAGGTTAATTGTTCGGTTTAGATGGAGTTCTAGCGTTCTGGCAAGCAAAGCTGTTACAGCCGCATCAAAGTCCTCTGGTTCAGTTGTATAAGCATCTGCCATTGTTTGAGAGTACCCAAGCAAGGCTTCAGCGCATCTTTTTTCAAGTATTTCAGTTTTCATAGGAGTAGCCTACCATGATAAAAAAGTTGCGTAAATTAGGGAAAACCCCTATGTAAATTTAGGAATCCATGTGGCACATTATCGGTGTGGGCAACAAAAAACCCACATTTTAATAAACTAACAGGAGTGAATATGAAGACATTGTTTGAACAGTACAGAGATCAATTTGCAGACATTCCGTACTGCTGTTATTGCCTAGAGCCACAGGGCGAGAAATGGCATTGTTGCCAAGAAAACCACTTTATCGAGTTTAAAGACTTAGATATTGAGGATCAAAAATTTATCATAGATTCTGAATTAGACGAAAATACTTAAGGAAATATCATGGGTGTACATAAAAAACTGATGGAAGCAAGGATTGCCTTGCAAGCGGCTCCACTTAAAAAGTCAGGCCACAACAAGTTTGCAGGGTATCAATACTTTGAACTTGGAGACTTTTTGCCTACAATTAACACAATCTTTCACAAGTTGGGTTTATGTAGCGTAATCTCTTTTGATAAAGATTTAGCTACCATGTGTATCACAGATACAGACGATGGCTCTCAGATCGTTCTGACAAGCCCTATGGCAGAAGCTAACCTAAAGGGTTGCCACCCCATACAAAATTTGGGCGCTGTGGAGACTTACACTCGCAGGTACTTATATGTATCAGCCCTGGAGATTTGTGAGCATGATGCGCTAGATTCTTCTCCTCCAGTAAGAGAAGAGAAGCAAGCCCCTGTGATTACACCAACGCAAGGTGCAATGGATAGCATTCCAGAAGATGAACAGAATTATCTCAGAGAGTTGGCAATGGAGTTGATTGCTATCTGTGAGAAGGAAGAACCTAAGACAGCTTGGGTAAAGTTGGAATCAGAGAACCTAGATAGCGAACAAAAAGTCGCTCTATGGACTTTGCTTCCTAGTAAAGTAAGAAGTGCATTAAAGAATGCGAAAGGTTAATATGGAAATCTGCCAACAGTTGCTACAAGAAACTTTTTCTTATGCAGAAGGGAATTTAATCTGGAAGCAACCAACTGGCAGACGAATCTCTGTTGGTCAAATTTCTCTTTCCT